TTCAATGGCGAATATGTTTGCTGTTAGAGCACAACAACCTTCCTCAGCTCCCTATTTAGTTTATAGAGAAATATCGACTGTTCCTTTAAACACAAAAGGAGATTCAACAGATGTTAATGCAGACCCAAGATTGAAGCAAAGAAGTATTTTAGATGTTACAACTGTTCAAATATCAGTTTTTGCTGATGACTATTTAACAGTCGAAAATGCAGCTGCTTTGGTTAGAGAGGCTCTTGACAGAGAACACGGAGCAGTGAATACACCTTACAATAATACGATTTCAGTTGATTCAATTGTTTTTGATAATGCAGTTGATGACTTTGATGAAGATTTTGGAAACAAAGGTATTTATATAAAACATCTTGATTTCACTTTAAGACTCAACAGATTATTCACTGGCTTGACTTATTCAAACAGTTTTAGTGTTCAATTTGATGGAGTTGATGAATATATTGACTATGGAGATTCTGATTTCTTTACACCTGGAGGAATAGCTTCCAGCACTGGTTGGAGTTTGTCTTGTTGGTTTAAATTAGATTCTACTGGTTCAACTCAGTTTATCCTTGGTAAAAACAATCAGTTCATATCTGGTTCAAATCATTTTGAGTGGGATGTTTTGATGCGCTTGACAGACCAATTAAGATTCAGATTTTATTTTGGAGATAACAGCTCAAATTTTGTTCAGTTTGACACTGTTCAAACTTTTACAAGTGGAGTTTGGTATAATGCAATATGTACTTATGATTTGTCTCAAACAGATGCTGGATTCAATATGTACATAAACGGAAATTTAAAAAACTCTTCAAATGGAGGAGCAACAGTCAATGTTATTGGTTCATATGGAACAATAAGCAATACTGAAAATAGTTTCTTTATCGGAAGAAGTGGTTCAAATTATTTTTCTGGAAAAGTTGATGAAGTTGCAATTTATCAAGAAGTAATAAATCAAACTCAAGCAACAGCAATTTATAATTCTGGAGCAACAGCTGATTTAACTCAAACTCCAATGGCTTCAGATAATTTGATTGGCTGGTGGAGGATGGGAGATGCTGGTTCAACATTTCCAACTATCATAAATAGTTCTCCTTATGTTTCAACAACTTTAAATGGAACAATGACAAATCAAGAGTCAACAGACATAACAACAGATGTACCAAGCTAATGAAATATTGCATAGTTCCATATAATAAAATAAACGAAATAAATTTCTCAAAAGTTATTGAGAAAAAAGAAACTGTGAGATGTAATTTAGACAACTCTGAATTTATAGTAAAATATAATGGAGAAAAACCAGCTTCATTAAGTGAATATCAAGAAATGACAAGAGAACAAATAATTTTAATAACAACCAATCCAGAAAATGGATGGATAAATAATTTATAAAAATGGAAGATATAAAACTTATTAAAGAATATAAAAGCAACCAAGGAAGAACATATCCAGCTGGAAGCAAGATTGCTTGTTGCAGAGATACATATAAAATGCTTTTAGAAAATGGTTATTGTGAACCAATGAAAGGAGATAAAAAAGTAAAGAAAAAAATTAAAATAGAGAAAAAAGATGGCGACAATTAGCAGTCAACAAATAACAGAAGCTGGACTCGTTCCAACTTTAACAACACTAAGTTCAAGTGATGATTTTGTAAATACTGGAAAAGAGTTTATTTTTTACAGAAATTCAAGTGGAGAATCAAAAACTATAACTGTGACAGCTCAAGTGACATCTGTCAATTCTCCAATCTTTGGAACTTTGACAAAATCAAATGCTTCAAAAGTTGTTACAAACGGACAGACAGTAATGATTGGACCTTTTGAACCTTCAGCATTTAATGACTCAGACCAAAAGTGTACATTTGCAATCACTCCTTTTAGTGAAGGAACGGATTCTGTTGCAATACTATATCTGTAATGGCTGCAACTCCAGGTGTCATAAATGGAAGTGAATTTCTGCTGAAAGTGGATTCAGATTTTATTGCTCTTTCTACATCTGCAAGTATAAATATTGAGCAAAAGTTGAGAGATACATCAACAAGGGAAACAAATGGATACAGACAACAAGAAGGAGGAGTCAGAGCTTGGACAATGGAAGCTGAAGGCTTAGTTGCTTTTACAAATTTAAGTGGAACAAGTTACACAGCAATCACTGGAGAACAAAATGTGGAGGATTTAATTTACAATTTTATTCTAACAAGAACGGAAGTGACTGTGCAATTGACTCCAGCAGATGTTAATCAAACTGGAATGATAAAATGGAGTGGTCAAGCGTACATTACAAGTGTATCAATGGACACTCCAAATGAAGATAATTCAACTTTTTCTGTATCTTTACAAGGAAAAGGAGTATTGAATCAGCTGTTAACTGGAAACCAACAATGATGAAAAGGACATAAAAATTAATTAATACTAGTAATAATCTAAAAAAAGAAAAAAATGGCTACAGATGGCGTTATAAACGGAACAAAATTTGGTGTTTACGCAGCAGGTACGAAGATTGCCTTCGCTACATCAGCATCAATTTCTATCAACCACAATCTGAGAGATACATCAACTAAAGATTCTGGAGGATGGAGAGAACAACTTGAAGGACAAAGAGATTTTGAAGTTTCAGTTGAGGGAATGTTAATTTTCACAAACCTTGATGGAACAGCAGTTTCTGGACTTACAATCAATGAGCTTTATACAAACTATATTGCAACAAGAACAGTTTTTGAGTTGAAATTTTCAACAGAACAAACTGGAGATATCAAATGGACTGGTCAAGCTTTTATGACAAGTATTTCAATTGATACACCAAATGAGGACAGCTCAACAGTTTCAGCTAGTTTCAGCGGAACTGGAGCATTGACTCAAGCATCAGTTTAATAATTTGAGAAATCACAGAGGGTTTTTTTAAGCTCTCTGTGAAAATTCTCGCAAAAAAAATAAGAAAAAATGACATACGAAATAATAGAACTAGCAAATAAAAAATATCCTATTTTCTTTGGCTTTAATGGTTTAAGAAAATATTGTGCAAAAACTGGAACATCATTAAATAAATTAATGACTCTTGGACAAGATATGACTCTGGATGAAGCTCTTCAATTGGTTTTGGTTGGAATTGAAGAAGGATGCAGAAAGTCTGGACAAGAATTTAAATTAACAATTGATGAACTTGGAGACATTTTGGATGAAGATATGAACGGACTTGCAACAGCTTTAAATGTATTTGGAACTCAAATGGGTCAAAACATAAAATCTGTTGGAAAAAAAAAGGTAAAGGCAAAGTCAAAGAAGTAACATTTGATGAAATAGAACAAATTGCTTTTGGAGAACTGGGTTTGAGTGTAAATGAATTGGATGATATGACTCCAAGAACTTTTGCAAATGCTCAAATTGGTTTTTCTAAATTGTACGAACTGAAAGAAAGAGCTGAATGGGAAAGAGCAAGATGGATTAGTTGTGTCATAATTAATCCACACTTGAAAAGACCAGTCAGTCCAGGGAAAATAACAAAGTTTCCTTGGGAAACGAAAAAGACAAGTTTGAAAAAGGTTGATATTGACAGACTAATGAGAGAATCAGAATTTGATGACAAAGTTCAAGAATTAAACAAAAAGAAAAATGCCTAAAAAAGCTCTAGCCTCCTTAAATGTAGTTATAAATGCTGTAACACAACCTCTTTTTAGAGGACTGAACAAAGCTTCCAAAAGATTACAAGTTTTTGGAGCACAAATGAAAACTGTTGGAAGAAGTATTTCAACAAGTTTTGCAATGCCTTTTGCGGCAATTGGTGTTGCTGGTGCAAAAATGGCTATTGACTTTGAGAAAAATATGACCAAAATAAATACTTTGGTTGGAATCTCTGCAAAAGAAGTCAATGTGATGAGTAAAGAAGTGATGAAGCTTTCTGGCTCGACAGCTCAAGCTCCAGCAGACTTAGCAGATGGATTGTTTTTCTTAACCTCAGCTGGTTTGAGAGGTGCAAATGCAATGGAGACTTTGGAGGCTGTATCAAAAGGAGTTGCTCTAGGATTAGGAGAACAAGCAGATTTGGCGAAAGTTGCAGCAGCAGCTCAAAATGCTTACGGAAAAGAAAATATCACAGCAGCTCAAGCTTTAGATGTATTTGGTAAATCTGTTCAGAGTGGTATGTTTGAAGCTTCAGATTTGGCTCAAACTTTAGGGAAACAGCTTGGAATGGCTTCTGAACTTGGAATTTCTTTCCAAGAAGCAAACGCTTTCATTTCTACATATACAAAAACAACTGGAGATGCAAATTCAGCAACAACATCTTTTGGAGGTGTTATGATGGCTCTTGCAAAAACAACTCCACAAATGGAAGAAGCATTGAATCAAGTTGGTATGACTGGAGATTCAGTGAGACAGATGCTTGGAGATGAAGGTTTGAAAGCAACTTTGGAAAATATAAAAACAGCTTTTGAAGAAAACAATGTTCCATTAACTCAATTTTTTAGTAAGTCTCAAGCATTGAAAGGTGTTCTAGGAGTTTTAGGAAATCAGAGTGAAACTTACACTGAGATATTAGATGGGATGGGAGATTCAGCTGGAATGGTTGATGATGGTTTTGACACCTTAAGCAAAACAGCTGGTTTTAGGATGCAACAAAGCTTTCAGAATTTAAAAAATGCTGGAATGGAACTTGGAGCAATGTTGATGCCAGTATTTGAAACAATAGTAAATGGAGCTGTAAAACTTGGAAAAGCTTTTACTGATTTAGATTCTGGAACAAAAAAACTTATAGTTGGAGCAGCGGCTTTGTTAGCTTTTAGCGGTCCTCTAATGACAATAGCTGGAGGTTTAGTTACAGCAATTGGAGCGATACTTTCTCCAATAGGTCTTGTTGTAGTTGGTTTCGGATTGCTTTTTAAAGTAATATATGACAATTGGGGTTCAGTGAGAAAAATCTTTGTTGATTTTGTAAATTATTTCATTGATTTATACAATGAAAGCATTGCTTTTAGAGCTATTGTGGAAAGCATCAAAGCTTTCTTTTTAATACTTTATGAGACAGTCAAGTTTTTCATAAAAGCTGCAATTCAAGGATTCAAAAATTTTGGTAAATTTTTTAAAACAATATTTGGAAGCATAGGAAAAATTATTAAAGGGGTTTTTACTTTAGATAAAGATGCTATCAAAGAAGGGGTCAAAGCTTTAGGAAACTCTGTCAAGAAAACTTTTGAAGAAGGTATGGACCCCATCAAAAAAGAATTTGAGGGCAATGTTAATGACATTTTACAAAATGCAGCGGACAACATAAAAGGAAAAGATAAGGTTGAATTTATTACGGAAGAACAAGTTCAAAGAAATGTTGACAATGTTAATGGATGGTTAAAAAGTAAATTTCAAGGAGCAAAAGATTTTATCAAAGACTTTATGGGAGGAGGAGGACTCTCTGTTCCAGAAAGTGATGGAGGAAATGGAGAAACAACAGACCCTGGAGACTCTGGAGATAATGGAACTGGAAATCTTGAGAGCAACTTAAATAAACAGAAAAGCTTATATGAAAAGTTTTTTGGATTTACAAAAGACCAATATGGAGATTTTTATAAAAGCGTTGAAGAAACATTCAACAAGATTTCAAATGTTGCTGGACAAGTTTTAGATGGTATTGGAAACCTTTTTGCAGCACAAAATGAAAAAGCGAAAACAGAGCTTGATAATTTAGAAACAAGAGAAAACGAAAAACTAGAAAATGATTTCTTAAGAGAACAGCAAAGAATTGAAAACTCTGTTATGAGTCAAGAACAAAAAGATGAAGCCTTAAATGCTTTGAAAGAAAAATTTGGAGAGAAACAAGATGCTTTGGATAAAAAAATGGATGAGAAAAGAAAAGCTCTTCAAAAGAAACAAGCAATCAGAGACAAACAGATGAAAATTGCAGAGGCAATAATGGGAACAGCATCGGCAATTGTTCAAGCTTTAGGAGCTGGACCAATCGTTGGACCTATACTTGCGGCAATCGTTGGAGGACTTGGAGCAGCACAAATTGCAGCAATTGCATCAACACCGATACCTCTTGCAAAAGGGGGTCTTGCTTTCGGACCAACTCAAGCAATAGTTGGGGATAATCCAGGTGCAGCAAATGACCCAGAAGTTATTGCACCGCTTTCTAAACTAAAATCAATGCTTGGAGGAGAAATGAATGTTGAATTAAATGTTGGAGGAAAGCTGCTTGGAAATGACATATTTTTATCAAATGAACAAACTGGACAACAAAGATTAAGATATATATAATGGCTTACACTAGAACATTTTATTTCAATTATAAATCAACAGCTGATTTGCCTTACAGATTGGAGTTTTATGACCAAGGTTTTACAGCTGCAAACTATGCAGATATTGAAGGAGAACTCGGTCCAAAAACAACTGAAATCAAATTTGATGGAGGAGGAGGAACATTTTATTCTCCAATTAAATCATCAACTTTAAATATTGAATTTGTTGTAAACTCAAGTGATTCAATTGGATATATTGAACAATTAAAAACAAATCGAGTAGAAAGAGATGTTTATGTTTATTTATATGCTCAAAATGTAGTTGGACCAGCAAATCCAACAACAAGACCAATTTTTGCTGGATATCTTCTAATGGATTTATCAGATGACCCAGATGTGAGCACTCCTTACACAATAAAATTAAGAGCAATTGATGGACTTGCTTCTTTAAAATATTTTGATTTTGTGCATCCAACTACAACACAAAATGCAACTGGAATTTATAAAAAAGAATTAACTTGGATTCCAGATTCTGCTGCTTCTTTTGGAGTTCTTCAAAATAAATATACTATTGTTCAATGGCTTAGAAGAATTTTATATTATTCTGGATATTCTACAACAGCAAAAGGAGCTGCAACAAATGATGCAAGAATAATCACAGCTGCAAATTGGTATAATGGTTTGATGCCGAATACAAGTGATGACCCTCTTTATAATACAAAGATGAAAGCTGAACCTTTTTACAAACCAGATGGAGAAGAAGGGGAAAAGAAATACAAAGCAATGACAGCTTATAATGCTTTAAAACATATTTGCGAAGCTTGGGGAATGAGGTGTTTTGTTTGGAGAAATTCATTTTATTTTATCCAGATAGATTTATATGATACAAATGAAACTGGAACTCTTTTAAGTCCTGATAATATAGAGAATTATGTGTATGATATCGATTACACTAGTTTTGCAGCTCATACATCCAACCCACAAAGACTTGACCAAACTGTTGGAAGATATCATATAATTTTAGATAATATAAATCAAGTAGCTAACACAAAAAAATTAGCTGGAGGAACATATGGTCTTTTGCCTTCATTAAAAAAAGTCAAGGTTGATTTTGACAATGTTGCAAATATTAATTACTTTACTAGCTTTCCAGATTTAACAGCAGCACAAACTCACACTCCCTCTGGATATCAAGAGTTCAGAACATACAGTTCAATGGGGATTTTTGATTGTGATGGTATAAATGACCAAGACTTTTATCACGAAGTTTGGCTTCAATGTAATAATGCACAAACAGCAGATATTGCATTTATTGTCAACTGGACAATTGAAATGAAAGCTGTTGGAGCTGGTTCATTCCAGAAAGAATTGTTTTGGGATGCAACATCACAGTCAGCTTCTTGGATTAATGTTGGTACAGCAAACACAATACAAAACAGACCTAAATTTGGAGAAGGGTATGTTGTTTGTCCAAATGGTGTTTCATCTCACAATATTTGTCAAGCAATAGGTTCAAATAATATTGGCTCATTTATAACTTTAGATGCAGCAACTTTTCCAGCTGGACAATATGAATTAAGATATGTTGCAATATGCTGGAATGATTCAGTGGATTTTCCTGGAGGTCCTTACAATTGGATTGATTATTGGAGCGGACACGGAAGTATGATATACCCATCTGGGATGGGTGCAAGTCCTCATTATTGGAATTTCACTTACACAAATTCAAATGTAACAGTTGGAACTGGAGCTTCTTTATTATCTCCAATTTCAAATGGTGTTATTGGAACTCAATCAATCACAACTCAACTTTCTCAATCTAGTACAGATACAGATGAACAAGAAGTCAAAAATGTAATAATTGGAGACACTCAATCTCCAAATGATGCTGGAGCTTTATTTGTTAATGATGGCTCTGGATATGTTCACACAAATTTTGCTGGAAATTGGGGTAAGGGCACTTTGTCTGGAGCTCTTTCGTTTAGTGAATTACTTGCAACACAAATACTTGCAAGACAAGTAAAACCAGTGAGAAAATATTCTGGAACAGTGATAATGACAATTGGACCTTATAATAATGATGGAACAGCAACCAGAATTATGTATCCAACTCCATACACCAGATATCAACTTCCAACTCATATTTCATCTGGAACAAGCGGTGGTGTTTTTCTGTTTCACTCAACAACTTTTGAGACCTCAACAGATTCTTGGAAAGTAGATTTATATGAATTTGAAACATTTTCAATTCCTGGTGCAACTACAACAACAACTGGTACTCAAGGAGGCAACAGCGGTACAGTTGGAAATGGTCCTGGAGACACTGGACCAATATCAACACCAGATTTTGTTGGTTCTGCTAGTCAAAAACTTGGAGCACCAACAACAACATACAAAGGATATATTAATTATTTGCAAAAACAAACACCAAATCCAATTACATATGTAACAACATCTCAAACAGCAAACAGCAGTGGAGAAATCACAGTGACAAGTCTTGCAATAAGACCGATTGGAGTTGCTTTATTTAAAGATGGAGATATAATTCAATTAAGGTCATCTTATGTTTCAACTAGTGCTGCATATAGCACCACGGCTGAATTTAACAATAGAATTTTGACAAGGGGAATTTGTGACTTTGAAGTTGCAGCAGACCAAGGAGCAGATGATGAAAGCATTTCTGTTGTATCAAAGACTTTTTATGGAGATATAAATGTTGGAGATATTATTTGTATTTCTCAAACAGATTTAATAAAACAATATCAAAATAA